GGGTATCTGGTGGTGAGTTTAGCTATAGTTATTTATCTGGTAATAGATACATTGAAGGAGTATTGATATGTCTGAAAGAACTTGGGAAGTTAAGGTAGAGGCGACAACAACTCGTGAAGTTATTGTCCACGCTAACACAGAATATGAGGCACAGATAAAAGCTCAGATAGATATGGTGGGCTTAGTCGGTGGTGAAAATACCAAAGTGTTGAGGGTACAGGAGATAACCGATGGCAACGATAATTAGAACCTGTCTCGCCTGCAACGGTGGCGGCATTGCCGAATACGACAAACCTGTCACAGACTTTGCGAACGGTGGCTGGATAGATAGCACCTATGGTAAGTGTGATGTCTGTGATGGTGAAGGTGACCTACACGTTCTATCTGAATTTACCAGCTTGGATATCTTGGCGTTCCTAAATGAATCAGCTAAGATACTAGAAGATGCCGACATAGTTGACAGCACGTTAGATGACATATATGGTCACGTTAAAGAAGCAAAAGATAAGATAAGAGAATATATCAAATTTCATGGTTATGATGGAGACAATCGATGAAACCGATAAACCAACCAAAGTTTACAGACAACGAAATTTCAGATGCTTGTCTGAATTGCGCTAACAGTATGGATTTGGATATGCTGATATCCTTTGTTGCGGAAGAACTGTATGATTACTATACGACTAAAGCCGACCCTGATACCCTAGAATTTTTTATGAATGTCTACGATGTCTATGATTGGAAGGAAAACGCTGATGGCTAAACAAACCAAACTTTGGATAGAATTAACGCCCACAGAAGCTAACGCCCTGATGGTTCTGTTGGATGGCGAGATGGAAAACCGCTTTAGATATGAGGGACTTGACCTTAAAGAATGGGAAACCCTCGACCTAGAAGCCTACAAAATACTGGCTTACCATAGGTTCAAAACGTGGTACATGGAGAATTGCGATGGGTAAGGTCAAGGCTTGGGCAATGCAGCTAGAAGAAGACTTCTGGGACAAAGCAAATACGATAATTGGTGGCTGCGAACATTTTGGCGAGTTTGTAGAAGGGATGAAACCATACCGCGACTGGTTGGGAACACACGATAAAAACGAATACGCTGAAAGGTTAGTGGATGCGTGGCATGATTACTGGAGTAAGTACATATGAGAACCGCTTATGAGTGCCGCCATACACTGGCATATGTTTCGACAAGCGCAATCACGCCACGATACCCCAACGCGGCAAACGACCCACGCCTGACAAACACGGCTGACAAATACTTCACGCTAAGAAGACAAATCCGTGACAAAGAGTGGAACCGCGAACCGGTGACAAACGTAGAACGTGACAAACTAGCCACATTAAAGCGAGCCTTGAACGATGACAAACACTACACGCCAAACTTTTGACAAATCGCCCACGCTAAAACGTGACAAACCAACCACGCTAAACCCTGCGTATCGTTGCGATGATTGCGGGGAACCGGCAATGGTTCGCGAACCGGCGGGGCTGTCCTGTCCTAAATGTTATCTAAAAAAACAAGGGCAGCAAATAAAACAGCTTGACCATGCCGGTTTTTATCCTTAATGGTAGGTAATCAACAAACCAACAAAGGAACCGAACCAATGAAAAAGGCAGATATAAACAAGCCAGCCGTGACCATGTATCCCAAATCAGTTAAAGTTCTATCTGATTATCCGCATTCGGTCTTGAAGCAATCCAAGAATTCCAAGTTATCTAAAGATAAATTACCTGTAATTAAAAAGGGCAAGTTCAAAGGCTATGTGATTTATACCCTTACTTTGCAGGAAAGAGCCACCTGCCCGCGTTCATGTTACCATTGGGATAATTGCTATGGTAATAACATGATGTTCGCGCTCCGGCTGCAGCATGGCAGTGAATTAGAGCAGCGAATAAAAGATGAGATAGAAGAATTGTGCGCCACCTATAAAGGGGTGATTGTCCGGTTGCATGTTTTAGGTGATTTTTACTCTCTTAAATATGTAGGCCTGTGGCATCAATTGCTAATGAAATTTGATAACTTGGCTATTTGGGGCTTTACTGGTTATGAGCCAAACAGTCCTATTGGGGCGGCAATTCGTGCGGTTCGCGGTGTGTTTAACGACCGTTTCAATGTCCGTTTTAGTAATGCACCGGATTGGCAGTTTAGCGCGAACAGTGCCGACCTATACAAGCCAGTTAAAAACAAATCTATTGTTTGTCCCGAACAAACCGGCGCGGCTGAATCTTGCGCGACCTGTACCTTGTGTTGGTCTGCACCGGATAAACAAATCCTGTTTGTTACGCATTGACCAAATGACAAATCAACCACGCTAACTTTTTTTGATTGGGGCTAGTATGTTACCTGCAGTGTTCTTGGTGGTTCGGGGGGACTGGGTGCGGTATTAGCAAAGGGTGTCGCGAGTCGCGGGGCGGCATCCATTTTATTTATCTATTTTTATTGTTGACCGATTCGGCGGCGGGTGGCATAAATAACTTAATTGATGTGTCGGTAAGTCTGAAGAAGAACGAAAGCGCATCATAGGCGGCGGGGATGTAGGAACGCGGACAAAAGCAAAGAGCCTTGCCCCGCTGCCATCCATTAACCAGAAAGAAGGAATAACCAACCATGTTTGATTTAGTACCTAATGAAGATGGAGCCAAGTTTGTTAATTGCGGCAGCGGAACTTATACGTTTGAACACAACGACCCCGCGAACGTCGATTTGTTCGATAAGCTTGGGGCGGTTCGTAAAATACCTATTGAAGCAATCACCAGTCGAGTTGATTGGGACGCTGTCGAGATTTGCGAACCTGTCGCCATGCCGAACTATTCGGCTTTACAAAACAAGGCGACCGGTGACGTTTTGGACGTTGCCCCCATCGGTAAATCATACCGCTTGGAACCCCACGACCGGCTATTTGCAAAACAGGCGCATTTACTAGGCGAATCAGATTTGCCGCTTGGTGATGTTTCAGTGACTGACCGGCTATATGAGGGCGGACTCCGAGCGCATCGCACTATTCACTTTAACGACCTGCAAACGACCGTAGGGGATAGCAGCGACTTGGTTCGGTGCCGCATGGATATTTTTAACAGTGTGGATAAATCTTGGTGTTTTCAAATATTCAGTGGTGCCTATCGTGACCTTTGCCGCAATACCTTGGTTTTCGGCGGGGAAAAATCCTATCACCAGAAAGCAAAGCATACCAAAAATTTGAGTGTTGAAGCCATGATAACCAAGGCGGGCGGTTCGTTGGATATGTGGACAAGCCAGCGCGAACAAATGCGGGCTTGGCAGGGTTCGCGGCTGTCTGATGAGCAGTTTGCGAACATTTTGAAAGAAACCATTTGTGCAAAGACCGGGCGAGCAGTAAAGGCCGGTGTTCTTGAGGGTGTCAACGAACGCCTGATGAATGCCTTGCTTTACATGTTCGACAAGGAAAAGCCCGAACTGGGCGGGACAATGTGGGCGGCCTATAATGCTTTGACCCATTGGGCAACTCATACGAATGAGACCGTCACCAATCTTGAGACCGGCAAGGAATACCAGACCGGCAAGAAAACTGCCAAGGTTTATGATGTCCAGCGCAAGCGCAATGAACAGGTTGCCAGCGTCTTGAATAGTGACGCTTGGTTGTCGGTGGCAGCATGATTGAATCGTTGCTGCTTTTCGTAATCTTCTTTGTGATATGAAAGATAACCGATGGAAGCCCTCTATGTAATTTATCGGAGCCTGACCGTACTCTTGATAATCTCTATAATATATGCGGTCTTTATTGCTTAAACCAACCAATGCCCTGCGGGGCGGAAAGAACCACAAAATGACACAGTTTGATAATGATAAGGCTATCATGGAACTTTGCGAACAACTGGTGAATGCCGTTGCAAGCCAAGAGAAGGCCAAGCTTCGCGCCAGTCTCTATGAAGCATGGAATGACCACGGCAGGCCGCTTGTTGAAAGCTTGCCAGAAGCCACGGCAGCCAAGCCAGCAAAGCCCGCGAACAACTGGCATCGGATGGCAGCGCGGCATCACCGGCTTGTTGCAGAACTAAAGCGCGGCTACCAATCGGTGCCGGTGCTTGCTGGAAACCTTGAGTGTAAGAAACAGAGCATTTACGCGATGATGACCACCTTGAAAAAGAACGGTTACACCGTCCAGATTCACAACCTTGGCAGCCGTCAAGCAGGCAGATACATGAAGATTTACCGTATCGCCGCGTAACTTTGCGAACCTATGGGGCGGGGTTGTTTCCTCCCTTACCTGCCCCAACCTTGCCCCGCCCCTACTCCGGCGGGGTCTTTTTTTGTCCGGCTTGTATATATGGGCGATAACCGGCGGTAATCTCTTGGGGTTTTGGGTTTGGAATTGCAGCGAGATTGCTATCATTTACCAGACCGAAAGGCCACCCCCCAATCTATCCGGCATGACAAATCAACTACACGGGCGCGGGCGGGCGCGTATGTTCGCGGGGTTTCGTATGTGTTCGCGGGGTTTGGTTACCGGCGGCGGGCTGTAAGGTTTCGGCGATGTTGACAAACAAGATAAAAATATGGCTCGTGCGCGGGTACGCGAGGGACACCCCACCCCCCCGGCATTTGCTATGCAAACCCGACATATTTTTTCTACTTTTTAGGTTATCGATATGGTTAATTTGCGAACCATTGGGGAGAAACCCGTCCCCCCAAACAAAAAACCCCCCGCTGGGCGAACCAACAGGGGGCCATTCATGTAACTTTGCGAACCTCTGGGGGGAAACCGGGGGGCTTGGGTGTGTATAGGGTTTACCCCGGCAGGACTTGGTCCTATGGTAGCGTCATTTTCCGCATTTGTCAACACCTTTTTTACTTTTTTAGTTATTTTTTAGTAAATCACGTGGAAAACGGGTTGACACCGGTTCCAAAACCCCTCATAATACAGGGGTATGCCACATGTTCGCGGGAGAACACCTTGTTCGAAGCTGCCCTACTAATATGTTTAGCTGCAGCACCCCAAGAATGTGTTGAGTTGAATGACACACGAGGCCCTTACGCCAGTAAAGCCGACTGTATGCGTCGTGTCGACGAAATGGCGGGGTTCGCCACAAGTGTAAATCTCTTTGAACTAAATATAAAGTGGAAGTGTACCGCCCCAAAGGGTGTACCATCTTAAATCCCCATGAACTTATTACCCCAAACAAATAAAAAAGCTGCCCTAACTGAAAAGCAGGAGCAGTTCCTAGACGCTCTGTTCGAAAACAACGGCAATATGACTGTTGCTGCCGAACTCGTGGGATATTCCCCCAAGTCAGTTACGTGGCTAAAGGAACGTCTAGCCGATGAAATCATCGAACGGACAAAGACCATGTTGGCGAGCCATTCCCTGCAAGCCGCGAACAAGTTGGTTAGCCTTGTGACAGCCATAGATATAGAACGCGGGGACGAACTGCGGATGAAGGCAGCGGAAAGTATTCTAAACCGCGTCGGTATCGCAAAACAAGAAA